GCGCCCATAGAAGCTTCGCCAGAGATAGTCACGATAGTTGATACCATCGAGCGTTCGGTTGGGGATGAGAAGAGTGGTGCTATTGCTGAACTACTCCATGAAGCTTTGGTGGAGGGGGATATCGCCGCACTTGTCTCCGTTAATAATGAAGATTTGTTATGGAGGGGGTCGGATAAGGAGCTCACTATAGCCGCGTTCATCGATAACTTGCAGATGCTATACAGTGATTCCGCAAATACCACCTTCGCACATCAGCAAGCCATGTGGGACTTCGCCATTCAACACGACATGTTACGTGACGCTTATATCGGTGTCACCTCCGGTGGTGATGGCATCCCTGGGTTCACGCCTACTAAGCCAGATACGGTCATGACCGCTAAGCTCGATAACCTGAGTATTGCAGCCGTTCCCATAAGCTCTAATAAGGAAGCCACTGATAAACTTATCCAGCTACTCAACAAGTTCATCGGGTTCGAGACTGACGACAGCTTCGCGGGACACACCGTGAAGGCCCTTAAGGGTGCGAACGAGAAGATAGCCATCTACATCGGGGAGGGCGCTGACCTCTCAGCAGATTTTGTACCGGAGATCAAGATTAGTGAGATGCTCAAGGATGGCAAGATAGCGTGGTTAGTTTTCGAGGGGTCCGAGACCCTCAAGAGCATCGCCAAGCCTAAGAAGTATGTGGACAGATATAGCATCACCAGTGACATGGATGCGCGCAGTAAGATTTTTGATAGTCAGAGTCACAAGCCGATTACCAAACCTATCCCGCTGGGTATTGCGAAGTCCATCGTCGCCAATATGATGAACAAGTTCAACGTGAAGGTCCGGCCTAAGCATCGTGTGTATAAGAACCTCGCGGAACTACAGCGCAAAGACCCGAAGATATATGCCGAGGCTAACGCTTCACGTAGGGACGGAAGCTCCATACCCGACATGGCAGCGGGCTACGCCTTTGGTAACCACATTCTCATCTTCAGCGATAACATAGCCAACAAGCAGCAGCTTACGTTTACTATCTTGCATGAGGTCGTGGGCCACTTCGGCCTTGGTTCCCTCATGTCCACCAAGAACTTCCGCGCCCTGATGGACGACATCTACCGTGCCGATCCTGCTATTCGGCGTGATGCCGAGGCGCTTAAGCTTATACGAAGTAAGGCTCCCGCAAACAAGTTACAGAAGGGTAAGTCTATAGGGCACTACGAAGCCATTGAAGAAGCACTAGCTGACCGTGCGGCTGAGCTTAATAACTCCATCGTCCAAAAGGTTAGGAATGCCATACGCAAGGTGCTTTACGCTATGGGCTTTAGGTTCCATGATGACATGACTAGGTTCTTCATCGACCAGTCTCTTCGTTACCAGCGCACAGGGCTTACACCTGATGCCTCCGCACCAGCCGTTTACCAGCATCTCAAGGTACTCAGTGAGCGGTCCTTAGAGGGCCGGGCCAGTGTGCCCAATACGCCTGAGCAGCAGGCCAGCAACACCACGTTCCATAGTGCGGTTGCGGCTAAGCAGAAGAGCGTTGGGCTCCTTGGCCGGTCTCCGGGGGAGCCGCTCGGTGCTCTTATCAAGCGGGTTGCGAACCGTAAGGGGGCGAAGGCCCAAGTTATAGGGACATGGGGTGACATCAAGAAAGCCCTCGAACATATCCAGCCCATGAACAACATCGCCCAGTTCAGTGAGGGTATCCATAGGCTATACCAAGCTTTTGTCGGGCAGGCCCAAGAGGTGTCGCACCTCAAGACCAAATACATCGTCGGTACTGAGTACGCGAACAGGGCCAAATCCAAACTTTTCAAATTCTTGGGTCTACAAGAAGGGGATGCTCCTTCTGCCGCTGATCTTGAGCAAGCGAGCCGCGCATTAGAGATGCAGAATATGGCGCACCAGGAACTTTCCGAAAAAGAACTTAAGGAATTGCCGTCGCTTACCAAGGAGGATGCCAATGGTAACAAAGTTCTTTCCTATGGGCTGGATGAGAACGGTGAGCCGGTACTCGATAAGAATAAAAAATTACAGGGTATAGCTGCTGTCAAAGCCGTAGGTGCTATGACCCGTGAGGAGATCGACGAGGGTATAGAGATACCAATAATGGGTAACGACGGGCGACCTGCTCTTAAGGCAGACGGTACACTGGACACTGAGCTTTTCAAGTTGGATAAGCCCCTCTCGGACAACGCGTGGCGTATTATACAGGAGGCGCGTACCGTTATAGATCAAGCTGCATTGGATGCGCACATAAATAACATAAACGGTATCCTGCGGCACCAAGATTACATAAAAGGGAAGATGCGCGAGGACAATGGTAGCCTAACGCCGGCTGATCTCGTGATCATTGATAATATACTCGCGGTGTACCGTAGGTTCCATGATGAGGGGGCCACGTTAGAAGGTAAGGGGATAAAGTGGTTGCCCGAGTCCAAGGACAGGGCTACGAGATGGGTGCATAATACATTGCGGGTACTCGATACAGATAAAGGCGTCTCCGAGCGGAAACTCGCAGACTGGCGTGGAGAGTATGTAGCGGGTACTCAAGACGAGAAGAACATGGAGGAGTTCCGTACTAGCAAGGACGCAGATATCCAGTTAGTACTGTCTGAGATCAAGCAGCTTGGTGCGAACAGAGAAAATGGTGGGATTAAATCCGGCGAGATAATAACAACCATCAAAAACATACATGCCCTCAACGCGAACCTGACTAACTCAGAGCTCTATGCCAAGGACTCTATTGCTAAAGCTTACGTCCCGTTTATACGACCTGGTAAATACCAAGTGCGAGTGCAGGCTTATAACGACAAGGATAATCCTATACGTCTGTCCGACGACCTGCAGGCTGGGCTTATCTACGCACGGCACAACAATATCGCTGATATCGAAAGATATGTCACTGCCTTAACTGACGCATTATCTAAGTCTGCCCCTGTGGATAGTATCCTCGACTCTGAAGGTAACACGCAGGATGGCGTGACCTTCCGGGGTGTGTGGGAGACGGCCCTAGACGCTGCACCACTGGCTGGTAATGTGGATTATGGTGAGATTTTCTCCACCCTCCTCCGTGTGGGCATCGACCTCAATGCAGTGGATAGGGAGAAACTTATTACGCTGACTGCGGCCCAATACAGCACCGCTCGCCATAATCTCCAGAAAAAGTTTGTCCCCGGCTGGAACCCAGACATACACCGTGGGGTACGGGAGCACCTCGAACGGCAGGCCAACATCGCAGCGAAGAACCTGTATCAGCATAGGATATCCGATACACTTGTCGATGATAAGATATGGTTCGGGGACCCAGCGAAGCATGAGGGATTACAAACCGCGTTTGTAGCAGCATTGGCTACTAAGAACGAGGCCAAGATATTCCGCGCCAAGCGGGACATGGACAGGTATCAGCTACAGTTTGAACACGCTATGCCTGTGAAATCAGATATCATGCGTATGTCGCCAAATAAAGATGGTACGCATAAGGAAGAAACGGTTAGCGGTAGGGGGCTAGGTAACCACTACCGCAACAAAGCTGTTGGCATGGTCAGCCAGTACACAGCCGCGCACGGTATGCCCGCCGTTACGGGTGACCAGAAGATAGGCGAGGTATCCGGTATTTTCATGACCGTTGGTACTGCTGCCCATCTTGGTGGTGCTATCGCACCAGCCGCTATCAACACGACCTCGCTTGTCACGCACGCCATACCTTTCCTAGCTACCTACAACCCCAAGACAGGGTTCGGGCTGGGCCACGGCCTGCAAGCCGCAGGGCGGGCCATCTTCCGAGCGGGCTCTGACCTCTCATTAATCAAAGACGGTAGGCTAGACGCGACTGGAAGCTCGAAAGCAATAAGGGCTATCATCAAGAAAGGCCCGGAAGCGTTGATGGCTAGGTACGGTATGACGATGGACGAAGCTGAGATGCTGTACGACCACACAGACAAGGGCGCGATGACTGCTAACCTTACCAACGTGTTGACAGCGACCAATACCTTCCTGAAGGGTACGAAGTCAGCGAAGGCCGTCGAGACATGGATGTTCCTGTTCACCAAGACGGAACAGTTCAACAGGAGAGTCACTGGACTAGCAGCGTACCGCTTAGAGAGGGACCGTATGTTCGATGCCTTTGGTCTTGACGCTGCGGCTCGCGCAGAGTTCCACGCAAATCTTAAGTACAAGGACGCGAAGAACCTGAAAGCCCAGATAACCGAAGAAGAACACGCCAGCATGAAGCGGGAACTAGATAATCGTGTGGATGAGGCCATCGACTTCTCCCAAGGTAACTATGAGAAGTTCAATCATCCGTCTTTGGCGCAAGGTCCAATACTCAAGTACCTGTGGGTGTACAAGCAGTTCCAAGCTATCACCATCATATTGATGCGCCACCTTGGCCATAAGGAGAGGGCTGCGTTCTTGGCTTTCTTCATCCTGACTGCCGGGCTCAAGGGTATCCCCTTCGAGGAGGACTTCGCTGACCTAATAGACACCCTCATGCAGACGTTTGGCATCAACTGGAACGGACTGGACGCGGAAATGGTTAGCCTGTTCACCAGTCTCGGACTCCCGGCTGGCGTGATGATGCGTGGCCCCTTCGACTATTACTTTGGTCTCACCTACTCAACACGTATCAGCCAGTCGAACATCATCCCCGGATCGGGTTTCCTGAAAGCTGGGGCCGACCCGTGGCGCGAAGCTAAGGATGTCATCGGCCCAGTGTGGAATGCGTGGGCCGGTATCTTTGGCGCGACGGGTACGATAGGGCAATACGCTTTAGAAACTGTGGGCCTCAGAGATGATGTGACTTCAGGCAGAGATGTTCTTCGCACGGGGCTTGGGCTATCGGCTCTCAGGAACTACGCTAGGGGTATCACCTACTTCATCGACGGGACTATCACGAATGACCGGGGTCAGGTGGTGTCCCATGATGCAGGGACCATGACTGCCCTGTTCCAGATGGTGGGCTTCTACCCTTCCACGGCTACCAGACAGTATGATGTGAACCGTATCAACAGTAATGTAACTGCTTATAGTAAACAAATGATACGGGGTTATGTAGACGCTTACGTTAAGGCAGACAAAGCTGGTAAGCGCAACATCAGGCGTCAGGTGCGTGAATGGAACAAAAATGTAGGCAGACGTAGCCCGCTATATATCAGGGACTTTAGCGGTAAGATTAGCAGGGCAGGTAAATCCGCTAGGCAGTCATCCGTCGAGCGTTCCATCAAAGCCCTGCCCACAGGGTCCAAGCCTTTCGCTAAGGATATAGCTAGACAGTTTGGGCTCAGTCCGAAGGGTCTGGAGATTGGGCGATAACCTCAGCTAACTGCCCCAGCGTAGCGTCCTGTGCAGTCACAGGCGTATCTTCTAGGTAACCGCGGAACACATCACAGTTGAGATTGATTCCTAACACGCTCTGCTGACCAGCCTTGAGGGCGGTGTTCCGGCCCATCCAGAAGCGTCCACTTGCAGGGGTGGCATCTATGCCCGCGCCCCGTATTTCCCGCTTCAATGTACTGTAATCATAGCCTTTGGACGATACCCACTTCTTGAACAGCCGTGTAACCAGCATCATAGTCCCACGGTCAAATTTCTTATTTGGCCCCTTACGATGTTTATCAAATCGTATGCTCATCTGGCCACGGGGGAACCGTGTCTGGTCCATAGCTGAGGGTCTGCCATCGGTGTGCATGACAACCAGTGCTTCATGTGCCTTCTCGTTGACGTACTCATGGATGAGCTTGAAAGCATCCGTCACGTTTTCTTTCACGCTATTGCGTAGCGCGTCTAATTGATCCACGCCCCATTGTATCCCTATCTCTGGATCATATTTTATCAAGCCTTCTTCTTGTGCAACGAGGCTTCCAACATCACCAAGTACGAGGTCTGTTTCCCAGAAGCGTTCTGCGCCTGTAAACGTACATCCGTAGCGGTCACCAAACGTATCCATGCGCTCTTCAATAAGTTCCTGTAAGTGTGGCTTCCCTCTACGCAGCAACGCTTTCACATACACCTCGCCCGCGATACCGTGGTTGTTCATCAGGAATTTGATGATACTGCGCCCTGCGGTGCTACTCTTATGAAACATCCTATGCATGGGCATAGTGACTTCAAGAAGCCTAGCCATCTGTGCATCGGTCTCCATACCGGATGCCGCCAGCTTGGAAATGAATGATGTGTTAGTGGATACCACCACGCAGGTAGCCCACACCTTGGACTCGCGTTCCTCAATGGCGCGGGTCAAGCGTTTCTTATCCTCACCCTGCGTAACCGAATAACAGAAATCACCCACATATTTATCGTCCATCATGCCAGCTTCGTCAATGGTCATGGGCAGGTTACAGTACATACCAAGTCTGTTAAACAGGGCGTTTTGTGTGAACTTGGCGGCGATATGTAACTTCTTGGGGTCGCCATATAGGGACTGCATCCATAGTTGAGCGAGTGTTTTACCCGCACCTGTATTACCACACAGGGACACAGTGATGCCATCAAGCCCCGTCAAGGACCACAGGGGGCCAGCGAAGGCGTGGCTTAAGGCGAACATGTGCGCGGGGAGATGATGCGTCTGGAGCAATTCTGTAGCGGCTACCCATTCTTCTAGGCTACCCTTATGTGTGTACAACATGTTACCTAGGCGGTTGGTATTCGCAGTGAGGGCTATGTCATCGGTTACAACAGTGCCATCACGTTCACGCTTGTACAACTTGTCGCCTATGACGAACTGAGTGAAGTTCTCTTTCCACCCCATCGAGTTGTGGATATTCGTCATCGTCTTGGTCTTGCGAAGCTCCTCCATGTATGATCGCAACATAACCTGGAAATCCTTTATCTGCTTGTCTCCCCTCAACACGATGCCCTGATCGGCTATGGCTGTAGGGAACTCACGGCTCGCGTAGTTAAGGTACGCTTGACGAAACACTAGGTCTTGCCAACCAACGTGCCTACGCTTCCACTTGAACCGGACAGTCTCGTAACCTAGGGACTGGTCCCGGCCATAGCTCACTGGGTATAGCTCAAAGGGGCATACGGTAATGTGCGTCCCGTCTACCTGATGCACCATGACTGTCTGGCCCTTCTTACTTACCCTCTCGTAGGGCCAAGGCACTTCAACGTCATGGGCCACCTCATCCGGTGCATCGGAACTAACCGCAACCTTCTCGTACTGCACACCCAGTTGAGCGGGGCTGGTAATGTTCCCTTTGTGCTTGCACTTGGCGCACCCCTTGGGTCTGTCGTCTTCGATCTTGGTACAGGTAGCTGGACCCGTGGTGCTGGCTACCCATTGCGCCATTTTCTTAAGGGTGGCGGTTTCGTTATAATCCGGGTGCTTCATACTCCATAGCTTGGCTGTCTCTTCTGGATTGGTGCAGTGCGCGGCGACACCCAACATGTCATACCACAAGGGCTCTGGAACATCTTTCTGGTTCTCGGTTATCCACTTAATCTGTTGGCACCCATCAATCACTAGGTTGGGCAGGGCTGGGGTGAAGTCCACACTCAGTGCATCCCCTAGCCCTGTGTCTGCATGGACAGGGGTGGCAGAAACGGTCCCGGCGGCTTGCTTAAGTCCCTGCAACACGATGTCGAGACGCTGTTTAGGGACCGGTGGTTTGTCCATGAGAACGACAACCTCGGCTTTGTTCTTCGGGTTGTGTGTACCGATAGGACGTAGCACTCTTGCGCTGTCGGCGGTGATCGCTGGGTCTACCTCGAACCCATGAGTGACACATGCCGTCTTCAATGCCTCGGCCAGCGGCAACCAGTCTACTGGGGCCAGAGCCCCCTCTAGCACCCAGTAGACATGGAGCCCCCTCCCCGACGACACGATCATCGGGTCTGGCATCTTTATGGTTTCTATGAATTTAAGTAGGGCGGCGAGCCCTTCTTGTTGGTTGGTGTATGGTTTGCCTTCACCGCAATCCACATCAAGGAATAAAGTATTTGTTAAGCATACGTTGTCTTGTTTGCGCTTGCCCCTTGTATTGAACGAGGATACAGCGTAGTAGACGTTGTTACCGTTCTTATCTGCCATCAGGCAGTAGTCAGCGAGTTCTTCCACTGTAGGGAAAAAGGCTTGTTGGGGTGCGCCCCCTTCATTTATTATTATTGAAACATAAAACCCTTGGTCAGGAAGAACACGCTTGAGAAATTCAAGCGGCGTCATTGTATTTCTTTCGCCCAGTTAGTTAGTCGAAAAAGGGGAGCCGAAACTCCCCCCGTCCGGCATATATTACTCGTCTTCTCTCATCAGTTCAACTAGAGTGTCGAACCTCTGTGCAGAAGGCATGGCGATGATATCTGGTGACGGCCACTCTTGCGCGGTCATAACCTCCATCATCTTGCGGAGTATCACCCTCGCTTTGGAGTCGTTACCCTTGCGGATGGGTTTTCCTTTAACCCACCCGCCGTAGGTAACACGCGATACGGTCAACATCCTAGCCATTTGTGTCACAGTGAGGAGCATATGCTTCCGCAGTGCCTCGATGTTGTCGAAGTTAAGTGGAGATATGGCTCGTGCGGGTGCATTAGGCATCGTCAGCTACCTCCGTCATAAGCTGGGTAATTTCAGCAGCTAACCCAGCGGTTCCTTCAGCAACGGGAGCCGCCGTAGGTTCTTCTGCCGCTTCTTCCTTCGGTGCTTCTGCACCAGCGACTACAGTGGCCGTACCAAAACCGGTTGTCTGTTTCTCAGTAACAGGTTCTGGAGAAGGTGTAACAGGTACAGGTGCAGGTGCAGGAAGCTCAACCACAGGTGCGGCAACCGCCTCAACGGGAGCGATGACTGGGCTCACAACGCCCGGCGGCGATGCCGCACCTGTGATTTCTACGACCTGTGCCGAACCAAACAGTGGGTCCACCAGCCTCTGGGTTTCTTCAGTGAGTAATCCACCAAACCCAAACTGTATCTTTGGATATGACGCATCCGTATCAAATGAGACAATGGTACGCACTACCTCGGTAGGGATGTTACGCATCTTGAGGCCGGTGTTGTACTTGTTAAGCCCCTTCAGCGCAGACGCTGTGACTTCCAGCAGATAGATAGGACCACCAGCATCATCGGCAGACACAACGGCCAGACGTTTCTTATCGGCACATGCCTTCACCTTCTTACCCTGCGGGGTGATGCTGCTACCCCATGCATTTTGTGGGCAACCCGCACAGATATCGCTCTGCGGTTGGGTGCTGTCCGGGTGCGGCTTGTCTCCTTCCAATGAGTAGCAATCAGGAGCAGACGGCTCTGCGTCCGGGTTCCATGCCGTGGCGTACCAAGCCTTCGATAGTCCGGGGTTGGCTCCGACTATAACAACTTCCAGAGCGTTGGTGTCCAACACGCTCTCAGCCCCACTGTCAACCAGACGGAAGCGGGAGCCTTTGATTGAGATGCGGGGAAACTCTGCACCCCCACTGATACCGCCACCAAGACTATCACCTAGTACAGACGGCTGACCTATACGGGCAGTAAGGTGGGCGGGGATTTGTAAGTCGAGGGGTATAATATCACTAGCCATTATTTTTTCTTCCTTCTATCCATTTCTTCTGGTGAAAACATCTCCCCCTGCTTGGGTTCGATTTCTAGTTTATGCCGTGCTTGGGCGGCAATGATTTCTTCTGCAATAGCTACTTCATCTTTGGCGTAGATAACATTTCCTCGTTCATAGTCATGTGGGTTTCGTGTCACTAGAAGGTATCCATTGTTTATGGCGTACACTTCCATAACTGGCCCACGGAGAACGTGTTCTATTGGTGCTGTAGGAGTCATGCTTTCTTGACGGGCCTTCGCACCGACACCCCTATCTTGGTCCCAAAATTAACACCGTCTGGGACGGTCTTGTTCGCGTCAATGTAACCACGTACTGCCCGCTTACTCACACCACGAGTTAGTACATCCCACGCTTCGTTATCTTTAACCCATGCCATTACTGCATCCCAATCGGCTACAGTAGCGTAGTCGCTAGTAGTCAGGAAAGCTGTGCCGTGGTCGGTTTTGAAAGACTTAACGCCTGTTTCGTCCGATTTAGCCTGTATCCACGCTTCCAGCTTGAGCATCTTTTCCTTGATACCGACAAGCCTGTTCTTGGTATCAGCTTCTATAACTTCTTTTTGAGCGCGCAGGGTAATGTATGTCCCCACCACTGCGTCAACGGTTAATTCAGTCATCACTCATCTCCTGTATCATGTCCAGCAGAAGCCCTTGTAACCGCTGCTTCAGTTCTAGTCTCGCATACATCTTACGCTCCAATTCTGTCCCTTCTATGTGGACTACATTGGAGGTATGGTGCTTGCCTATCCTCTCTATCCGCCCGTTAGCCTGTACATACTGCTCGTTAGAAGTAATGGGGCCATACCATATGATGGTTGAAGCGGCGGTGAGAGTCAGGCCATGCGCCATTGTTGCGGGATGTGCTATAATAACGTGCGGGTCAGTCTTGTTCTGGAAGTCGTTGAAGATCACGTTGCGTTTCCAAGTAGGCACCGCACCGTTGACTATAGCCACGTTCCATCTCTTTGAGAGTTCGCGCTCAAGCATCTTGAGCGTCCCTGTGAGAGGCACAAAAACGATTACCTTCCCCCCAACTTCTTCTATAACCTCGCGTACTGCATCCACGCGGGGCTTGCAATTTAGCTCGACGGCGTTTTTGTGGTCGTCGTAGGCTACGCCACAGGCTATCTGTACCAGCTTCTGCATCTTGACCGCCTCATTGACAGCGGTGATTTGTTCGCCACCAGCAACATCGGTAAGGAAGTGTTTCATCATCTTGTCGTAGTGGGTGCGTTGCTCCTTGGTGAGCTTAACCTCTCGTGTCTGGAAAACAGTGGGGGGGAGGTCGAAACACTCGTCCCGTTTGTACCGCACCGCAGGTTGTAGAACATGTTTTACAGTGTCTAACGCGCTTGCACGGGGGACATATATGTATTGCCCGAACCTCTCCATTGTCTGGTCACGGAAGGCAGTGAACGTGCGTGGTGCATATGGACTATCAACCAACTTGGCGAGAGCCCATGCGTCAATCGGCGAATTGGGGGTAGGTGTCCCGGTCATCAGCCATAGCCTTATGCTGGGATGTTGGGCCATCCACTTGCGGAACAAGCGGAACCTGTTGGTAGATGGGTTACGGTAGACAGCCGCCTCATCCACGATCACGAGATCGAACATACCAACAGCGTCATCGTAGATTATACCGAACCCATCGTGGTTGACGATGTAGAAGTCAACGTCCGTCTTGAGTAACCGAAGACGCCGCTTGGACGTACCGTGTAGCGTAACGCTAGTACGATGGATAAACTCCTTGAAGATCGCATCCCCCCAAACACGTTCCAGAGTGGACAGCGGTGAGATGATAAGCACCTTCTTGATAACGCCCTGCTTCATCAGGTAGTCGGCAGACCATAGCGCACTGTGCGTCTTGCCTGTTCCGATCTCATTGAGAACCAACGCTCTCTCGTTCATGGTGAGGAAAGCGGAAGTCAGGCGTTGATGTTCGTATGGTGTGAACTCCCCCGGCCAGTCGTAGTAATGCATGATGGGAGCGGGAGCCTTGATACCAAGGTTGCGTAATACACGCACCTCGTCGGTGCGGTGGGGCACTGCGGTAAAGGTTGACCCGTTCACTGTAACTTGTTGTGCAGTGGGGATACACTCAAGCACGCGTGTCGGGTTGTTCAGCTTGAGGGCTATCGCCTTGGCCTGTTCAAGCACTAGCATTGGATAATACCTCGTCAATAATATCTTCCACTACACCAAGGGTAGTGGCATCGCTGACTACAAAACATACACCATCGGCTTTGCGTATCTTCTCCATGCACTGCGTCTGTAAAGCGGTAGGTTTCTTGGATGGGTCAGACTTGGCTTCGATAGCGAGAAAACTACCAGCTACACAAATGATGTAGTCAGGTACACCAGACCTACCGAATGGCCCAGCCTGTGGTTTGAAGAACCACAAATGCTCCTTACTCTTGAGCATCTTGTCGATTTTCTGTTTTATTTTTCCTTCAGGCGTAGTCATGGCGCTATAATATATAACCTTACAAGGGTGTCAAGTTAAATTCTTGCGAACTCACAAAGATGTTTGGCCGGGCACCAAGGGCATAGCCCACTTGGTTTAGCGGGCCATACGGACGTTTCCAGGGCGGCCTCTATACGATGTATCTTTGTGTAGAACTTGTTCCATAGATCAGGTGCATCAGCCCTTGAGTAAACTTCCGTGTCCATCATCATGTCCTTGAGCCAGACAAGGGAAGTCTTGACCCTCTGCACATCGGGGTAGTGTTTGAATACTTGGATGGCGAACAGTTCCATCTGAAAGGAGTCAGGGCGGTGCTTACCAGTTTTCCAATCAGCAACCACGGCATCGGGGCCGTTAAGTACGAGAACATCTATCTTGGAACGTAACCATGCGTCCTTATCCCACCACCCTGTCGGCTCTAACTTATCGTTAAGTGTCATCTCCTGCTCGGCCAGCACCTCACCGGGGAGACTGGTAAACGCGTCAAGTAGGGGTTGGTACTTGACAACTTGTTCTGATACGCCTTCCCCCTTAAGTGCGGCTTCGAGTTCCGCATGTACCCGCTGTCCATGCAGTGCGGCCTCGCCAAAAGATGGCTTAACTTCCTTAGTGATACGTTGCATATGATATTGCTTGGGACAGTTATCAAATTGCTTAAGGGCAGAGTAGGAGTGGGCAAGTCTGGTCACTTACATTCCCCATAGTTATCACCTACTGCGCTTTCACAAGCGACTGGTAAGTCGGTAGCCCAGCTCGGGGGTGTTGACATCACGTTCTCCATAACCTGTTGTGCTAAGTTAACTTGACTAAGCTCCGGGACGCAGACGTTCTCGTCGTGCACCTGTAACACCACTGGATACCCAGCTTCCTTGATAGCTGTCGCCTGTTCAGACACCACGATACGAGCCAAGGCTTGGACGATGTTCTCCGTCACCTTGCCCCCGTAGATGTTTGTCCAGTTAACCTTATCGCCCTCTACGAACTTGTTCTTGAGGAACTTACGAAATTCTCTGGCGTTTGCTATATACTGGTAACCATCATCGCCCCAGCACAGTCCATTATACCTGAGTACCATGCCGTTAGGCAACTCAATACCATCTGGTGTATAGGGTAGGAGATTACGGATAACACCACTGTTGCCAGCCACCATGTCAGTGAGCATCCGATCACACTCACTCCATAATCCCTTGATAGCGGCAAACTTACCGCGGTAATAATAAACTATGCGTTTGGCTTCGACATCATCTATGCGTTTGGCTTCGACATCGTCGATGATAGTCTCTGCTCTCCTCAACGTGTCCTCAAACTTGACACTGCCCATGCCATACCCCAAGCCAAGGATGCACGTTTTGCCCACAAAACGGGACACACCTAGGTCATCAGCGAATAGTTGGTAGACATCATGGCCCAGCCGGAACTGCTCAACCAAGTCTGTCTGCTTGGCAACGTAGGCTAGGATGCGGGCTTCGATCTGGCTGGAGTCACAAACCACAACCTTATGTCCTTCGGGCGCGACTATAGCAGAGCGTATGGCATTGCCTTGCCTAGCAGGTAGGTTCTGGAGATTGAGTTTGTCGCCGCCACTGAAACGCCCAGTGTGTGCGCCGTAGTAGTTAAGCATGATAGGCAACGGCCCACGCTTGGAAACATCTATCAGCCGTTGGGTTCGTGTCTCCTCGATGGTTGATTTCACACCCATCCTCGCCTCAACTACTGCTACTACCCTGTCATCTTCGCTACCTAACAGGTCGAGTAGCCCTTGGTCTGTCTTGGCAAAAGCGTAAGTCACCTTATCTGGGTTGGATGGGCTGATCTTCATCGGTACTCTTGTGCCTAATTTCTCCAATAATTTAGCAAACTTGGGGTTGGACATAAGCACCTTCTTTGCCGCCTCCTCCCCTCCTAGCCCCGCTAGGAGGTCACGTTTTTTTGCTTGAACCCCAGCAAGATGTTTCTCTAACGCGGACCTGTTAAGCTTGAGGACTGGTTCCGTGTACATCCTGATGGTCTGGTCGATCACCATGAGTTCGCTGACAGGGAACCCCGGTTTAAGTTTCTTGAACAACTTGTAGGTTATCTCACCATCATTGATACAGTAGTCACCGTAGGCTTTAAGCTGGGCGGGTGTGAAATCCTTGCGCCTCTTACCTTTGGCATCTACGACCTCCGTACCCTTCTTACCTATGCCATAATGTAAAGCCAGCATCTTAAGCGAGCCCCCAACTGTGGCGTTGTGCTTGGGTCTAGCCATTGAGAGAGTGTCCAACCAGAACTTAGGCTTGATATTGTAGCGCCACGACAGGATTGCCCCATCGAATACGGCATGGTGGCAAAGGATGGCCTTGTCGCTGTAGTCCAACGAGTTGAGGAACGTGTGTACATCGTTGCCGCTGTACCAACAGCCGGGGTCATCGTTAACCTTGACACTAACACCTATCGTCTCAAACAGGTCGGACCTAACGTATTCTTCTGTCGTTATTTTGGAGAGGCTGTACTCTTGGTCGTAGAAGGTTTCAAAGTCGATGGTTACGATGTCCATTATTTATTGCTGGCCGCAGCCGCAATAAGTTCTTGAGGCTTTACTACACCAATGGCTATACGTCTGCCTTGTACGGCCTTGGCGTAGTTACGGAACGCCTCGCCTATACCGTTGGCTAAGGCTTGGCGTTGTTGCAACCGCCGCACAGTAAGGTGGTCGTTCTCCGCTATAACAGACACAAAGCCAGCGGTCTTCTTACCGTAACCTGTTGCTATGAACCTCTCCGGGTTAGCTAGTTCCTCGTTCTTTGTGTGTTGCTTGAAGTATTTCTCCGCAACAGGTACTAGCGCGCAACCCTGATCTTCCTGTATGAAGTCACGGACATAGTCCCAGCGAATGCTGTCCTCCATAACCCGCAATCCAAGCGCGTCAATAACCTCGGCTTTATGGAAAGCACCATCTTTTTCTAGGCGTTGGGCGGCGAGTTCCATAATACTCTGGTGGATAGCGCACTCCCTTACGGCATGGCGGCGTACATATTTACTCATTAGAAAGTTCCTTTAGGTTAATCGGGGTGATTGTAGTGGGTATCACCATAGCCGCAGCTAGTTTAGTGGCGCGAGAGGCGAGCAATGTTAACGCCCCCTGTAGTTGGGAAATGGCAAGGACATCAGCAGCTAATGTAATAGCGCCAAGAGCTTCCGTAATATGCCTAAGTTTAGTTTCGGTGGCGTCACCATCCAGCATACTATTGATGTTGCTTTTTACTTGCTGGGTATACACAGCAAGTATGGGCGTAGGTTTCTTAGCCGCCCTATCGGCACGATAAGCGTTGATACCCACCGTGCTACGCAAGTCTTTTTGCGCTATCGTACCACGGGCGGCTTCCTTCGCGGTCTGTATTACAGCCTTGATAATCTGCTTCTCCGCAGTCTTGACCTCTGCCACTGGTCGCTTGTTCTTTTTGGCAGTTTTCCTGATGCGGTCTATATCAGCGTTGGCACGAACACATATCTCCCGCACTTGGCTAACAGTATTATCAGCTAGGTCTGAGCGTTTAAGGTCGCCGCTCTTCAACAACTTGTGGGTAGAGTTACAAGCCTCAGCAGTACGGTTCATCTGTGGCCTGCTACTGTCGGCCCTATCCTGTGTCCACCCAAGAAGGTTAGCAATATCAACAGGATGTCCTCTCGTCTCGTCCTTAGACGAGGAAAAATCAACAGCGGCGTCCCATGTCTGTAGCATGGTCAGGAAGTCGGCGTTGTAGTCTGCCATGTTCTCCCGACCCATGAACTGGAGCATCTGCTTATCATCAAGATCACGGAGGATGATGGTTGCTTCGGTCAGACCCTCACGTTTAGCGGCTTCTATCCTGTGGTGTCCGAAAGCGGTCTGGTAACGATCATCAACCTTACGGGCTATCACTCCCTCCCAAAGGCCAACGTCTCCGATAGAGCGTTTGAGTGCGGCGACTTTCTTCTCAACGAATGGGTATATGGCAAGGTCACGGTAGGGGTTAGAGTCGATTTCTTCTAGTAGTACAGTAACAAGTTCTGACATAATGTTATATCCTCATGTTGCGAGATGTTATCTTTTTACATACGACATTCTGTATATCAACAACATACGACATTACTCCCTTCGCTTACGCTCGGCGTGGATCATGTGGATAGTCTCAGCATACCCTGCGATATCGTCTATGGTGTCCTTATGGTCAGGGGTTTCAACGAGGCGGCATATCTTGAGCCAGATCATACCAAGGGCAAAGCGCACCTCATCGTCCTTGCACTTGTCGATCACGGCACTACCCCATTGTGCGTCGCGGAAATTGTCGAGGGGGTGGCCGTAGACTTTCCCCTTCTCCGTAACAAGTTCTTGAGCGTTTGTCGTTACAGCCGCCGCTCCCGTGGTTGTAGCTAACTGCTTATCCCGGTTGAACTGCTTATCCCGATGGCTATTTAACTGGAACGGGAACCGATCTTTAGCTTCCTGTTCCTTGAGCCACCTTCTAGCGG